TAACTGTCAGACAGAAGAAAGCAAACCTTGAAGCAAACTTTGCTGCTCCTGCTGTTGTTCCACCAATCGAACAGAACCTTATACCAGAAGTTGACCCTAACTTTGTCAAGTTTGGAAACTTTCCTGATGTTAAAAAGATAATTCAATCCAAAGAATTCTATCCATGTTTTATTACAGGACTATCAGGTAATGGAAAGACTCTAGGTGTAGAACAAGCCTGCGCTCAACTCAAGAGAGAAGTTGTTCGTGTAAACATTACTATTGAAACTGATGAAGATGACCTTATTGGTGGTTTCCGCCTTGTTAATGGTTCCACAGTATGGCACAACGGCCCAGTCATTGAAGCCCTCGAGCGAGGAGCTATATTGCTCCTTGACGAGATCGACCTTGCCTCTAACAAAATTCTCTGCCTTCAAAGTATCCTTGAGGGAAATGGAGTATTCCTTAAGAAAATTGGCAGATTCGTTAGACCCGCCAGAGGATTCAACGTATTCGCCACCGCAAATACAAAGGGTAAGGGTTCAGACGACGGACGCTTTATTGGAACTAACGTGCTCAACGAAGCCTTCCTTGAAAGATTCCCAGTTACCTTCGAGCAATCCTATCCCTCAGTAAAAACAGAGGAGAAGATCTTAAATCTCTTATGTGATGATAAAGAGTTCTGCAAGAGACTTGTAGATTGGGGAGACATCATCCGTAAGACATTCTATGATGGTGGTGTAGAAGAAATCATCAGCACACGCCGTCTAGTCCATATCGTAAATGCTTACAAGATATGGAAGAACAAAGAGAAAGCAATTGAAGTATGTGTCAATCGCTTTGATGATGAAACTAAACAGGCCTTCCTTGATCTATATGATAAGGTTGATGCTGATGTAAACTTTGGGGGAGAGACACCTGATGAACCTATGGAAGAACTACAAGTCCCTTCTGTATAAAACATTCCCAGACTTGAAGTTTGAGTCTGAGTGGGCCTCATGGGAAGGTAAAGGTACTAACTTAACAGCTAGAACCTATACCAACCCATACTTTATTAAGTCTAGAGAGGTAGATATATGGAGTGATAAGTCATGTATCTACAATACGATAATCTATCCTAAGACAGGCAGTAATCTACCTTGCTTCGGTATGGATTTGATGGGATTTTTTGAAAAGAAAGTTATTATTGTATTTGACTTTCAACACCCTAAAGAAAAATTTTTATTCTCTGTGCCTGGATTACCCAAGGCAGAACAAGATTATAGATTTTTTGAAATGGGTAATCACTTCTCTGAGAATATCTTTGTTAGATATTGTACCTTTGCTGATGTTGATGAACATTTAGATATGTTTGAACAATACTTGACAAAGTACAAAGACATGGTAGAATTAGAGAAACCGTCTGGAACTGATACCAGCGAATACAAAGACTTTGATGCTTACATGACCAAACTAGACCCAGTAGGAGGATATCTTGCAGGGAAGTTTGGTAAAGAACAAGCAGATAGTTTAGTTCACGATTTCTTATTTACTTATGGTTAACGCATGGAGTCTCGCTGGTTCAATTATGAATGGAACATTTGAAGAAGACTATCCTCTTATGGACAAAGAAAAGTACATCTATGAGTCACCTGATGGTGGCAAAACTGTTACTCGAAGAAAGCCTTTTAGTGACAAGAGAGAAGTAATTCAAGGAGACTACTTCGAGGAAATAACTTGGAGTGATGTTGAAGATAAAAGGGATAAAGACCTTGATTGGATTGCAAAGAGTGGTGGATTTGAGTGGACGCCAGGTTCACCATGGCCACCAGAGGTTCCTGATGAGGAAGCATGTAATGGTGAAGATTATACCGAAGCCTTTGATTATATGATGGGTCAGGAGCCATTAGGTTATGGGAACACTGCTGAAATATCGGAAGATATAGAACACTCAAAGTATTGGTATGATTACACTCGTAATGATCCCGATAGACCAAATCCTTTTGGTGCTGATTATCTTGCAGATGTAGACGATCAAAGAGCTCACCACTTTGGAAGCAATACAGTTCCACCATACATAACCAAAACATTTAAGTATGAGGAAGATGCAATTCTTAAACAAGCTGAGGATTATATCGCCAAAACGTACGAAATGCACTATACTAGTGATAAGGGTAACTATCAAACCCTAGATCTTATAGAAAGTATTGGAGATGCGGAAGCATTTTGCCGATCCAATGCAATCAAATATCTTTCAAGATTCGGCAAAAAAGATGGTAAGAATAGAAAAGACATTCTAAAAGCCATTCACTATTGTACACTCCTATATCATTTCTCTTTTAATGACGACAGCAACTAAACTACCAATGAAACTTTCAGATAGAACTATCAACCTACTCAAGAACTTTGCTTCTATCAATCAATCAATATTGTTCAAGCAAGGAAACTCACTTAGAACTATTTCTGTGATGAAAAACATTCTTGCAGAGGCAAACATTGATGAAGATTTCCCACAAGAGTTTGGTGTATATGATCTAAGTCAATTCCTAAACTCACTTGGATTATTCCAAGAACCAGAACTCAACTTTACAGGGCAGAGTTTTGTAAATATCAAAGAAGGAAAGCAGAAGTCAAAATATTTCTTTGCTGATCCTAGTGTTATTGTTTCTCCTCCAGAGAAGTCTATCTCTCTACCATCTGTAGATGTTGAATTCAATCTAAGAAGTTCTCAACTTGATAGGTTACTCAAGGCTGCAGCAGTATATCACTTGACAGATCTATCTGTGATTGGCGATGGTAAAGAAATCAAGATGGTTGTATTAGATCGTAAGAATGATACCTCTAATGATTTCTCTATCGTTGTTGGTGAAACTGACAAGAAGTTCTCTATGAATTTTAAGGTAGAGAATATCAAGATTGTGCCAGGCACATATGAAGTCAAAATCTCTCGTAAACTTTTGTCACAGTTTAAGTCTGCTGAGTATGACCTAACTTACTATATAGCCCTAGAACCTGATATTACATGGGAGGACTAATTTTGTTTTTTGCATCAAATCCATCTGTCTACACTTTGCCTGGCACATGGGAAACTCAACCAGAAGTGTTGTATGATCCAACACTACTTATTGTATCCGCCTCTGTAGTATTTCTTACCGCTGGAATTATATCTTTTTTAGCAATTAAAAGAAAACGAAAACTTAATTGATGAATGAAAGAATTTGATTATGACCTCGATTACAAAGAACTTGACTTTTCAGATGAAAAGAATCGCAAGCTTTATCGTATTGGAAGGGGAGAACAGGGAGTTCTACTGGTTCGCCCTTATACTAACATTATTTGTAATCATTGGAGATTCAAAACTCCTAAAATAGCAGTTCAATCTGCAAACAAAATCTTCAGTATGTACCTAGATTATAGGGATGCTGGAGATTTTATTGGTATGGATATGTGTCGTAAGTTTCTAGAGATGGGATTTACCAGATCAAGGCGATACGCTAATCATCATACAGGAAAGAAATATGATAATAAAGGAAATGTACGCCCCCAAGAACCAGATCATATGACATGTAAGTATGCAGAGTCAGCAAGAATATTTAAGCATGTTAGAGACATTGTTGCAAAATCTGAAGATTATGTTAGAATGAGGAAGGAATGGAGAGCATCTGAATGAATATCTTTGTAACTGACCCATCACCAACTTTGTCTGCTAGAGTTCTACCAGACAAACATATTGTCAAGATGCCACTAGAAACATGTCAAATGTTATCTATTGTGTGTTCTAAAAAATGGGGTCATGGTTACGGTGAGTTACACCGTATCAATGGTGAACCATACAAAACAGAGAAGGGTGCATTTCGTAATCACCCCTGTACAATCTGGGCAAATGCTAGTCTAGAAAATACATGGTGGTTACTTGCACATGGTCTTGCTCTATGTAATGAATATTCTTGGCGCTATGGTAAGATTCATAGTTGTGAGAAAACATTAGAAGAAGCAACAACTATTATTCCTTCCGCACCATATCCATACAGACCAAAATCATTTACTTTCGCAGGGCCAGATGAGTTTAAATATGACACAAGCATTGACACTTTTACTGCTTACAAACGTTATATATCGAGCAAACCTTGGGCTGCATCTAATTATCTTCGTGACCCATCCAGAAAACCGCATTGGTTATGACTAAACTAATTGAAAAAAACGATCCACGTTACTTCTCACAGACAAGTGACTTGCCATATGGCAG